CGCTCAAACAATAGCAGGAAACAAAGTATTCAGTAATGACGTAACAGTAAACGGAACACTAGCAAGTGCTGGTGGAACTCTTACAGTTGCAGATAACTTAATTGACTTAAATGCAGGAACATCAGGTTCTCCAAGTGAGAACGTTGGTATTAAAGTTGATAGAGGTGACGCAACAGACGTTATATTTAGATGGAACGAAACAGACGACCAATGGGAATTCTCAAATAACGGTTCAGACTATTATGGAATCATTGGTTTAGAACAATTAAGTGTTACAGATGCAGGTGGCGATGGCTCATTAGCATATAATAATACAACAGGTGTAATTACTTACACAGGCCCAAGTGCCTCAGAAGTAAGAGCACACTTTACTGGTGGAACAGGTATTGATATCAGTTCAGGAACAATAACAACAAATGATAGTGAAATTGATATTCACAATTTAAGTGGTTATGTTGCAGACGAAAACATTGCTCACTCAGGTGTTACATTAACAGCAGGTGCAGGTTTAACTGGAGGCGGAACAATAGCCGCTAGTAGAACTTTTGCCGTAGGTGCAGGTGATGGTATAAGTGTTGCCGCAGATGCAGTAGCAGTTGATAGTTCAGTTGTAAGAACAGCAGGAACACAAACTATTGCTGGTGCTAAAACATTTAGTGCTGATGCAATCTTTAGTGGAAACATTACTGTTAACGGAACGCAAACAATTCTTAACACAGAAACTTTAACAGTTGATGATAATATCTTAGTATTAAACAATAACGAGTCTGGAACCCCTTCCCAGAACGCAGGTATTGAAGTAGAAAGAGGAACATCAGATAACGTTCAGTTAAGATGGAACGAAACAAACGATTATTGGGAAACAACAAGAAATGGTTCTGCTTATGAAAGAATTTATACAGAATCAGAAATTGAAAACTTCTTTAGTGCAGTAACAAGTGGTGATGGATCATTAGCATATGGTAGCAACGGTGTATATACATATACAGGCCCAGGTAACTCAGACTACAGAGCGGCAATTAGTGCCACTCTTGCTAGTGGAGACGGAGGCATTGCTTACAACAGTTCAACTGGTGTAATTACATTAACAGGTGTTAGTGCCGCAGAAACAAGAGCTCACTTTAGTGCGGCAACAAGTGGAGACGGCAGTTTAGCATACGCAGATGGTGTATATACATATACAGGACCAGGTAATTCAGACTATAGAGGTGCTATTTCAGTAACCGATAGTGGTGGAGATGGTTCATTAGGATATAACGGTTCAACAGGTGTTATAACATATACAGGTCCAAGTGCTTCAGAAACAAGAGCACACTTTAGTGGTAGCACAGGTATTACTTTAAGTAGTGGTGCTATTAGTATTACTGACACGGCTGTTTCAGCAGGTGACTTTGGTAGTGCTTCAACAGTTCCAACTTATACTGTAAATGCACAAGGTCAAATAGTAGCGGCGGCTAACGTAAGTATTGCTATTAGTAGCGGTGCAGTTAGTGGACTAGCAACTTCGGCCACAACTGATACTACAAGTGCAAGTAACATTGCTTCTGGAACACTAGCAAGTGCTAGATTACCAGACTTAGCAGTATCAGACTTTGGTGGATCGGCTATAATTACAAGTTCAGAATCATTTAGTGATTCAGATACTGTATTAATGACTGGTAAAGCAATTAATGATAGAATTGAAAGTTTTGGATATACAACAGCAGTTGGTGACATAACAGGTGTTACTGCTGGTGACGGTATGACAGGCGGTGGATCATCAGGTGGTGTTACACTAAATGTTGTTGCTGGAAATGGTATATCTGTAAGTGCAGATGCAATAGCAACAAACGATACTTATATTAAAGGATTATTTGCGGCTTCAGATGCAGGTGGCGATGGATCATTTAGTTACAATGACGGAACATTTACATATACAGGACCAAGTGCCGCAGAAGTTAGAGCACATATTTCAGCAGGAACTGGTATTGCTATTAGTTCAGGTGAGATAAGCACAGACGATAGTGCAATTGACATCCATAGTTTAAGTGGTTATGTAGCAAACGAGCACATTGATCACTCAGGTGTTACACTAACAGCAGGTGCTGGACTAACAGGTGGTGGAACAATAGCGGCGTCAAGAACATTTAATATTGGCGCAGGTTCGTATATAAATGTTAATGCAGACGACATTGCCGTTGACGCAACAACTACAAATACAGCAAGTAAAGTAGTTGCTAGAGATTCCTCAGGTAACTTTGCCGCAGGAACTATAACTGCAACAGCAACACAGGCTCAATACGCGGATTTGGCTGAGAAATATGTTGCTGATGACGAACTAGAACCAGGAACAGTTGTTTGCTTTGGTGGAGATGCAGAAGTTACAGCATGTGATATAGAAGATCATCATGCAGTAGCAGGTGTTGTATCCACAGACCCAGCATACTTAATGAACTCAGAATCAGATGGTGTTGAAGTAGCACTATGTGGTAGGGTTCCTTGTAAAGTAGTTGGACCAGTAAACAAAGGTGACTTAATGACAAGTTCCGATACTAAAGGTCATGCAAGATCAAATAATAGTGCGCCAGCAGGAAGAATAATTGGTAAAGCAATTGGCTCTTCAGAAGGTGGTGAAGCAGTTATTGAAATCCTTGTAAACTTAATGTAAAAAGATACAAAAAGAAATAAAGCAGGCTCCGGCCTGCTTTTTTTTGATAAATAATAGTAACAAAAGAAATTCAGGAGAATTAACATGGCACAAACTAAAGTAGCACCGGTATTCGTAGACGAAGATACGTTTTTTATCGGTAAAACAGTAACTCTAATTGAGGTTACTTATCCAGGCGCCGTTAATGCCAAAACAGGACCAGCATCAACAATCCAAGCAGTTCATAATGCAATTATGGGTGCAGGATTTAACATTTTAGGTTATGGAGCATTAACAGACACTAATACGGTATCAGCAATGATGATCGAAGGTGATTATGGAACAGATACATATGATGGATCTAATTCAGAAACACTAGCGGCTCATTTAGAAGACGTTATTATCGCATTAGGAACTGTGGATAGTATTAACTTAGCATCAGCAACAGTGGCGGCTAAGGCCTTTGCATTAGCATAAGACTTCTCAGTCTCGAGATTAAAAAGCACTCTTAGGAGTGCTTTTTTTTTGGTGGCGAACCGATAAATAGTATTGTAAGAGGAGTAACAGCCTTTACATAAAAACAGATACAGAACAGACACACAAATAATAAAACAAATAAACAGAGTGTGCATATGGAAGATATATTTCAATTAATAGCAGAGGTAGGATTACCAATCGCCGGAGCACTAGCGATGGGGGCCTTTATCTTTATTATTATAAAACAACTAATGGCAGGAGTTGTAGGTCAAGTTAATACTTTGACTGGCTTTTGCAAATCCCTTCAAACCCGCGGCAGGGTAATGAGTAACGAAATGGTCAAGATAGATCTATTAGTCAGTAGTGCCTTAGATTTAAGACCAGATATAGATCGTGTTGCTCGAGCAGAAAATTTTGTTGAAGATGGCAAAGTAGATGCGAGGAGAGATTAATGGATGTAGCAGGATTAATTGCTGATTTTGGTTTTCCCGTAGTAGCAGTAGTAGGATTAGGATACTTTATATTTTATGTATGGAAGTATATAAACCAAGAAATAAAACCCGCACTAGGAGAAATGCACATGCAACTTATAAGAGTTATTGATCAATTTAGAATGTTAGATCAAGACTTAATTAGATTGCAACAAAAAGTAAATGTAGTTTTAGAGTATCGAGAAAGACAGGCCGTCTTAGAAGATGCAAAAGAAAAGGAGGCTCTCGAAAAAGTAAGAGAGCAAGAAGGTAAGTAAAAATGAAATTAATATTACCAGTGTGTTTTGTAGTAGGACTTTTAAGTTTTAGTTTACAAGCAGACGAAATAAAATTTAAATTTAAAAATCCTAGTTTTAGTGGCCAAGGAACAGGCGCTCATTATTTAACTATTGAGAACCAGGAAAAATCACGTAGAGATAAAATTAAAAGTGATATAGAAGAAGCATTAAGACGTGCTGAAAGAGAAGATGCAAACAGCACTATTAACAAATTTATTAGAAACTTAGAAAGTAGAATTTATTCACAAATTTCTAAAGGACTAGTAGATAGTATGTTTTGTGATCCTGCAACAGTAGTTGAATGCACAGGAGCAACTGAAGGCTCCTTCACTATTGAAGGAAATACTGTTACTTATGTAGTAACAACAAATGCAGACGGACTAGAAGTAATTGTAATGACCATTGTAGACCCAGACGGGACTATAACAACAATTGAAATACCAATTGGTATTGGTCAGATATCGGGCGGTTAATTTGTATAAAAATATTTTAATAGCACTGATAGGTGTTTTATATTTGAGTGGATGTGCCAGCATTGCAATACCTGGCGACGAAATGTGTCAAACAGACTTTTTAGAGTGTGTTGAAGAACCACAAAAAGTAGAATTACCTACATATCGTAAATTACGATATTTGCCACCAGCAGAAAATATGCCTGTGGTTGCTGTTTATCAATTTACAGATGGAACAGGCCAAAGAAAAAGTCAAGACAACGTAGCAAGTTTTTCAACAGCAGTTACGCAAGACGCAAAAAGTTTATTAATAGACGCTCTAAAGGCGGCAGGTTCAGGAGAGAATCCAAAAGGAACTTGGTTTAGAGTAGTTGAAAGAGGACTAGGTTTAGATAACTTAGTTAGAGAAAGACAAATAGTTCGAAGCACTCGTTCAGAGACTGCCAAACAGGCAGGATTGGATGAGTTCCAAGAACTACAGCCAATGTTATTTGCTGGAATTATATTAGAAGGTGGTGTTGTAGGATACGACTCTAATATAGAAACAGGAGGAACAGGCGCAAGATATCTTGGTATTGGGACAACAAACCAGTATCGAAGAGATAGCATTGTGATTTCACTTCGTGCAGTAAGCACACTGACTGGCGAAGTGATACTCAACGTGCAAACATCAAAGACCGTGTTAAGTTCAGGTCAAGCAGGAGATGTGTTTAGGTTTTTAGACATGGATACTCGTTTACTTGAACTAGAAAGCGGAATGACACAGAATGAAAGTGTAACATACGCAGTCCGATCAGCGATCGAGGCCGCGGTGTTAGAACTTATTAAACAGGGTGATGAAAGAGGATATTGGAAGATAGTTTATCCAGAAGATTGGGACGATCAAGTTGCCGCTCAAGAGCAGGTATATTGGATGAGTCTCAAAGATTCAGGCGTTCTTCCGGACGCGGACGACGTTGATACGTTTTCCAAAAGTCCAGAATCATTACCTCTTTGGAAGAGAATACTTCTAAAGAATGATTCAGAGTTAGGTAAATCTAATTCTGAATAAACCATTAATGGAGAATAAAAATGAAGATATTTAAAAACTTAGCGGTTAGTGTCTTCGCTTTAATAGGTCTAATGGCAATGCCCGTAATTGCAGAAGATAACGAAGTGTTACTTGATCAACAAGGTGACAATTTGGTATTGACAATTTTACAAGCAGGTTACGGTAACACATTATCAGGAAACGCAACTCAAGGAGCAGATCTTACACTTACTGGTTCAAGTATAATTTTAGACTTGATACAAGACGGTAATACTAACGATATGTTTGGTAGTTGGGTTCTTGACGGTAGCGGATCATCTGTATTGGATTTCTACTTTCTAGGAGATAGCAATATTTGGGATATGAATATTGGTGCATCTGGAAGTGGTGACTATGCAGATATGTTAGTTGACATCCAAGGTTCTGCGAACCTTTTTGATGTTGATATAGGCGGTAATGCTAGTGCTGAAAGTTTAAACTTTGATTTAGTTATACTTGGTAGTCGAAACGATTTCGATTCATCATTTACAAATAGCAAAGTTTGGGCGGCACAAGGTCAAGGTGAAAGTTGTGGCACAAATTGCACAGGAACAAGTGCAATGGTTGGAATCATTGTAGATTCTGATAGTGCTGTGTGGAACTTTGATATTACAGGCGACGACAATGCTTTTGCTACTAAGCAAAGCGGTAATGCTGACCACAGTTTAAAAGTTGTGTTAAACGGTAGCGATGGTGATTTCCAGTTCACTCAGGATATGACAGCAACCTGTTCACCAGCATGCCACGGCATAATAGACATAGACTTAGACAGTGAAAATGCATCAGTTAGTATTAAACAAGGCGACTAATTTATTAGCCTTATTTTTGCTAATTGCAACAGGAAATATTTACGCCGTCGAAAATATCGGCGGCGTATTTGAGCAAAGCGGAACACCTGGTAGTATTTTAAGAACATCAGGCGAAGAACTTACAGCACAATTAGATACAGGAATACAAAGTTATGATAATGTTGAGACTGAGAACGGACGTCTTAAGATTAAATTTGTAGACGAAACACAGATTAGTTTAACAGAACATACATTAGTAGAGATTACAGAATACATTTATGACCCTGATCCTAGCAAAAGCAAAATGGCTATGAATTTTGTAGCAGGCACGGCTCGATTTGCAACAGGTGGTTTAGGACTTGTTCCTAAAGAAAATATAATGATAGAAACACCTACAGCAACAATAGGTATTAGGGGAACAGATTTTACTACTACAGTTGACGAACTGGGTAGAAGTTTAGTTATATTGTTACCAGACGCAAACTGCAACGATAAAGTTAAACTTGAAGAAGGGTGTAGACCCTCAGGAAGTATAACAGTTACAAATGCAGGTGGAACAGTAACATTAGAAGAGGCATTTCAAGCAGTTATGGTAAGCACGTTTGAAACACCTCCTACAAATCCAGTTACATTAGTAGACTTGGATTTGAATCAAATAGACAATATGTTTATTGTTAGTAAGCCTGAAGAAATTGTTCAGGCTGAAGAAGAACAGCAAGAATCACTCAAAGGAGATGCAGGCTTGTTAGACTTTAACGGATTAGATATAGACCTTTTAGAAATTGAAGGCTTAGACGAACAAGCAGAACGTGAATTAGAATTTACAGAATTAGACATCAATTTTTTAGACGTTGACTTTTTGAGAGATTTATTAGAAGTAGTAGAAGAAGCAGATGCTTTAGCAGAAGAAAGACCTACTTCAGGAAGTGACAGATTAGTAGACAGAGGATTTGGATTACAGCCAGATAATCAATTTAATATTTTACCTGAAGTAGATGGTAAAGTTTTCTTTTTGAGAATGGCTACAAATACTGTAAGTTTAAAATTGCAAAAAGGTTCTACTGCACAGATAGAAGTTATAGACAAAGATTTAGGTTCAACAATAATGTGCTTAAACAGTTGTGATGGAAATATAATAAACATACGACAAGATTAAATATGAATATAGACGAAAAATTAAAAAATATGAAACCAAAAGATACACCTTTATTAGTAATGGGGTATTTTCTATTGGGTATGATGATGCTTTTATCTATAGACGCAAAAGCAGACACAGACAATCAAGTGTTTATTGGACAAGCAGGTGACAATGTAATAATAGAAGCCAACCAAGAAGGGTATGACAATAAGATTGATTTAGACTTAGGTATAGTAAGTTCTGATTCCAGTAATAATATTTTCAGATCAATACAAGACGGATTTGACAATCAAATAAGGTTTAGTCTCGATGGTCAGTCAAACGAATTAGCAATACTACAAGAAGGTAATAATCAATACATTGGTTATTCTAGTGTATGGGGAGAAGGACACGATCAAGGTGGAGATATTGACGGTGATAGTAACACATTAAAATTATGGCAAAAATGTAGTTGGACAAGTTGTAACGAAAACAAAATAGAATTTCACATTGAAGGCGATAACAATGATGTAGAGATTGGCCAAGGATGGTTTTTAGATAAAAATTCTAATAGCGGTAATACTTCATGGTCTTATGATGGCACTGAACCAGGTGGTAATTTAGTAAGAGTAGACATACACGGCGACAATAATGATTTTAAAGCAGGTCAAAAACAAGATAGTGCTAGTATAAATCACAATATGTATGTAAACATATTTGGTGACGGTAATGAAGTTTATGCTGGACAAATACAGAATGGAAGCAAAACATTAAACTTAAATATCTACAATGATAATAATGATGTTTGGATTAAACAAAGAAAAAATGGTGCTCATACGGCAACTATAAATTTATATGGAAGTTATGGAACAGATTTATATCTTAATCAAGGACATAATTCCATAGCACAAACATATACACTAACACAAACCTGTGCAACCTTAGGTGGTTGTGCTATATCAGTTACCCAAGACTAGTGGTTGACAACTGTAAGTATTTGTTATATAATGTAAATCAATGAAACATATGATCAAGTGGCTGAAGATAACAGCCGGAATAAATCTATACTTGTCAGTTATAATGACTCTCGTATTTGTAACATTAATTTTTGCCATTGTGTCGGACTATAATTTAACAAATGCTGACGAATATGTGCGATTCCTTATAAAGGAAGAGTTACAAAATGGGTCATGATTAGTAAATTTACTAATAGCCTACGAGTGTATGGCGGCGCAATCGCAATAGGTCATATACTTTTGTTTATGACAATGTTCCCTACAACATCTTTAATATTATTTTTTATTTTTGTTCCGTGTGCTTATATAACAATAATAATGGCTCTTATACACGAAGTGCATAAAGCATCAGGGTTCACTGATCAATCATTGTTTTTAAGTAATACTATATTTTTGGCACCAGACATGTCAGTTATTGTAGTAGATTCTCCTTTAGATATAGACTATGATATCGGAATACACTAAAAGTTTAAAAAGATACGCCTATAGTATATTAGGCGGACATCTTTTTGTCCTTGCATATTTTTATCCACTGCTTCTATTACAAATGATTTGTGTTCCTTTAATGTTTTTGTTATTATATAAATGGGTAGAATTAATTTATACAATAGAACAAACAAATAGAGACAATTTGATAATGTTAATAAACACTACAGACAACAAAAATACAAGAGAACTTTTGTTACAAGAATTATGGTATGCTGACCTACATAGCCTAGGAGGCGAGCCTTTAAACGATCTTAGGATCTAAAATTCCGATAAATAATATATGTTATAATAACAGATGGTTTTATAACATTTTAGTATATACTAGGAGAATAAGATGAACAACATAAAAAATATGTTTTTTGGTTTATTTTTTGTAATATTCACACAAGGTTGTGCGTCAGTTGGGACGGTAATCGATGGTGGAAAAGAATTAGTAACAAACACAGTTGATACTGTGGTTGGAACTGCATCAGGTGTTGCAATAGCAGTAGCAGAAGACGTTTCTGATATTTCTACAACAGCACTAGAAGTTGGCGCAGGTATTGTTGAAACAGTTTCAGAAGAAATTGATGAGCAAACTGACGAACTTCAGGACGACAAAGAAGAAAAGCCAGAGTCAAAAAAGGACTAAGATCACTCTTGAAAAAGTCCTCTAAGGAGGGTGATCTGGAAGATGAGGAAATACTTAAACTTTTATTGCAAAATAAAGTTCTAAAAGAATTATTAAAAGATAAACTTTTAGAAGATGCTATAAAAGAGTATTGTTCAGAACATCCAGAAGAATGTGATCTTGATAAGTAGTGTTTACCATGGCACTATTTAGAATACTTTTACTACTAACACTTCCTCTGTCGTTAATGGCAGAGGAAGTTGTTTTACTACCACACTATACATTCCAATCTAAATACAATCTTACATATGATTCTGATTTTGATTTTGACTACTGTATTAAAAATGCAGAATTATGTGAAAGAATAAACAGTCCAACCTTTCTTACAAAATTTGAAATAAAAGAGCGACCCACAACGACACAATGGGTTACGTTTTGGACATTTCAAGTATTAGATGTTTATTCAACAGCGAAAGCAGTAAAGTATGATTGCATAAAAGAAATAAACCCTTTGTTTACAGAACGTCCAACCACACAAAGGTTAGTATTTACAAAAACTATTTTGTTGGCACCGTCTTTATTATATGATGATGCTTGGCAAGAAATAACGCCTAGAGAATTAGATACTGTTAATGGTCTTTACACATTAGTTCTTGCAAATAATTTCCATCTATTACACAAAGCCAGAGACAACTGCATTAAGATCCGATAAAAATTATCAGTAAAATTTCCATATAATAAATATGTATTATGAACGATGATCCCAATCTAGAACTTATTCAAGGCAACAATCCTGCTAAAAATTTAAATCGCATACAAGATATGGATGAGAACATAAAGGCTGTTAGAGCAGAATTTATAGGAAAACCAGAAGTATGTCATATGCTTGTTGCAGAAATAATTAAGTTAAGAAGAGATCCTGATAATGTAATATCAAAAGATGGCTTTTGGTTCTTGCTAAATGAATATTTAGATGTTATACTAAAGCATTATGATGTTCGCTGGATTTTATCTATTTGCGATACAATAGTTGATATAGGTGATGAATTACAAAGTGCTATAGCAATGAACATGGTTCAATGTGTAAATGGCACTAACTTACATCATTCTATATTAATAAATGCTGTAAACGGAGATATAGATAGTAATAAACTAAGGCACGAATTAAAAGTGCCTACATGGGGCGGAATGATTACAGCAGATATACCTAACGGTGATATGATACATAATATGATGAATAGATTAGATGCTGTAATCGAACAAGATGAACTTTTAAATAAGATTTGGATTGCAATAAAAGACAGAGGTAGAAACGAATCTAATTTAGTAATGAATCATTTTTGTAATGCAAGTAATTTTGAACACCAAAGGAAGTATTTTAAATGATAGATATAGTATGTTTTAAATGGGGGCCAAAATTTGGTCCTGAGTATGTGAATAACTTATATCATGCAATACAAAAATATGTAACTGTTCCGCATAGATTTATCTGTTATACAGATGATCCTACAGATGTTGAATGTGAGACTAGAGAGTTTTTAGTAGACTTACCAGTATGGTGGTATATTATAGGACTTACTAATCCAGAGCATGAACATAATGATCAATTAGTTTACATGGATTTAGATACTATTATTACAGGAAACATAGATCACATTATAGGTTTAGATAAACCGTTTGCAACAATTAGTGACTTTGGTTGGCTATCAGGATTGCAAACTGCATATATTATGTGGAATAAAGAAATTAGAGATGCAGTATGGAAATACTTTACATCTAAATATGAGCCAAAAGATTATCCAAACTTAGATTGTGATTATACACAATGGGGCGGAACAAATCAATTTTTAGAAGAATGTATGGGTGTTGTTAGAATTAACAAAGACCCAAGACCTGCATTAACAGATTATATAGACCCTCCAGAGGTTGTTAGATTACAAGATGAATTTCCTAATGAGTGTGTAAGTTATAAAGCACAATCACTTGCAATGGTAAGAGAATTACCAGACGCAGTAAATATGGTATTCTTTCACGGCAAGCCACAACCACACGAAGTTGATCATACATGGCCTGCAGATAATTGGATAAAGGAGCATTGGTGTTAGTAGCAAGTTATACTAAATGCGGAGGCAGTTGGCTAACATGGATGCTGATCGATATTTTATACAAGCCTCCATTTTATTGTGACTTAGTTGACAAATCACAACTAGATTATTTTGTGCAAAAAACAGAAAAGCCATTAGACATACAACCAAACATTCATGTTTTTAGACATCCACTAGACGTAGTATGTAGTGCTTGGAATTATGTGTTTTTAACAGATAGACTACTTGGATTAGCAGATAATTTAGAACCACCAACAGAAGCACAGTTCTATGACAATTTTATAGAAAAAGGTTCTTTAATGTTTTTTCATGAAAATATAAAATACATGAGAGCATACCATTATGGTCAGTGGGCACCTATTCAAATTAAATATGAGGACTTACTGGAAAATCCTAAGGGACAATTAAAGAAGATTATAGCCTCAGGAGATATAGACGGTGCTATAAAAAAATACAGTTTAAAAAATTGCAAAGATAGAGAGAAACAAAAACAAAATCAATTTCTTCGGACTACAAATCCAGATTATAGTTTTTACTTTAAAGCAGATAAATTTTATTATAAAGAAAAAATGACACAAGAACAAATCGACAAAGGCCACGAAAAGTTCTACGACGTTATAAACAAACATTGGCCAGAGACACTTTAGGAGAAAATATGAAAGTATTAGTTACAGGCGGAGCAGGATTTATAGGCTCTTACGTTGTAGAAAAATTAATGGAAAGAGGACACGAACCTGTAATCTTTGATCATTACAATAGAGGAAATTATCCATGTCCAGTAATACTAGGAGATGTGAGAGATGAAGTTGCTGTAACTGAAGCAATGGCTCATGTTGACAGTTGGATACATTTAGCCGCAGTATTAGGAACACAGGAAACAATAGCAAATCCTAGACCAGCCGCATTAAGTAATTTAATGGGCGGACTCAATATGTTAGAAGCGGCGGCTCAATATAACTTGCCAGGAACATATATTGGTGTAGGTAACCATTGGATGAACAATCCTTATTCAATTACTAAAACAATGATTGAACGTTTTATAGATATGTATAACAATGATCGAGGAACCACAGTAAATATTGTTAGAGCCATGAATGCTTATGGTCCGAGACAAAGAGCAGTTCCACCATGGGGAGATTCTAAAGTTAGAAAAATTACACCCTCATTTGCCTGCAGAGCATTAGAAAATATGGATATAGAAGTATATGGAGATGGTTCACAAGTTAGTGATATGTGCTGGGTCGGAGATGTAGCACATGCTCTTGTTGTTGCAACTGAAAAAGCATGTGAAGGAACTGTTTTTCCAGAAGCAGTAGAAGTTGGGCCTAAAGTAAACAGAACAGTTCAAGAAATTGCAGAACTTATTATTAAACTTAGTGGTAGCACTAGTAAGATAATTAACTTACCAATGAGACCAGGCGAGATTGCAGGTGCTACAGTAAGTGCAAATGTCGAATCCTTAAGACATGTTGATATGTCAGATGAGACACTTATGCCACTAGAAGAAGGTATGCAACTTACTATTGATCACTTTAGAGAAGTAATTAACACCTAATTTTACGATAAATATAACTATGAAATGGTTATATAGCGGGTATGCCGTAGCAGTATCAATTGTTTTACTACTCGCACTTAGGGTATTTGACCCTACGCCATTACAAAGCCTACGTGGTCAAGTATTTGACAGTTACCAACAATTAGACGAAATACAACAAAGTGAAAATGTTGTAATACTAAACATTGGCGAAAAAACACTAGCAAAATACGGACAATATCCTTTTCCAAGACAATACTATGCACAAATGGTAATTGATCTTGCAACTAAAAATAGTGGTGTTACTGGTTGGACTATTATGTTTCCTGAGGAAGACAGGTTTCAAGGCGATGAAAGTTTTGCTGGCATAATGCAACAAAACGTAATGAACATTCCAGGTGCAAGAAAAAATCCTGTAAACGTAAATGTGCTAAGCCAAACACCTAGTATTAAAGGTGTAAAGTCAACAGGACCTCATATAGGCACAGGCACAATAGGACCTGTTCCTGCAAAAGACTATTTGCTCACGTGGCCCAACCTTGTAACAAACGTTCCTATGTTGGAAGTTGTTGCAAATGGTAAAGGAGTAAATGCATCAGCACCACAACCAGACAACCAAACAAGAACATATCCACTTGCTATTACTGTAGGAGATAAAATATATCCTAGTTTTGCAGTTGAAATGTTAAGAGTGCATACAGGCAAACCTAGTTATATAATAAAAACAAGTGAAATAGGAATACAAGAAGTTGCTGTCCCTCCTTTTGATCCCATAGTAACACAACCTAATGGAACAGCATACATACGTTTTAATAATACGTTTGATGAAATAGAATATGAGGGTGCTGAAAGCATACCTGACTTAATGGGCAAATGGGTAATAATTGGTGTTACAGCAGAAGGTATTGCTAACCCTGTGCCTACACCAAGAGGCAACTTATATCCACAGCATATACAAGCACACATGCTACAAAACTTTATAGATGGTAGTAACATCACCCGTAGCCAATTATCGTCGCTTATAGAACTTCTTATTGCGTCTGTGACTATGTTATTAGTGGCTTTAGCAGTATATAGACTACCGTTATTACTTACGGCACCTATTGCCCTAACTATATTAGGCGGAATAGCATACTTTAGTGTTTACAAATATACCAGCAGTTTAGTTTTATTAGATGCAACATTTCCTGTTTTAAGTGGATTTTTAGTATTTACACAGGCCGCATTTAATAACTTTTACAAACAGTTTAAATTACGTGAACAAATTAAGAAACAATTCGAACATTATCTTGCACCAGCAATGGTTAAAAAGTTACAAAAAGATCCAAGCCTATTACGTTTAGGTGGCGACACAAGAACAATGACTTATTTGTTTTCAGACATACGTGGCTTTACACCTATATCAGAACAATTTAAAACAGACCCACAAGGTTTAGGTAAACTAATAAACAGGTATATGACACCAATGACAGATCTTGTTATGCGTAAAGAAGGAACCATAGACAAGTATATAGGTGATGCCTTAATGGCAATTTGGAATGCTCCACTTGATGTAGATAATCATGCTCAGTTGGCAATTGATACTGCAATGGAAATGGAAGTAGAGTTGAAGAAACTTAATAAAGAATTAAAAGCAGATGACTTAATGGAGTTAGGTGTTGGCATAGGTATAAACACAGGTGATGCAGTAGTAGGTAATATGGGTAGTAATCAACGTTTTGATTATACAGTTTTAGGTGATAGTGTAAACTTAGCGGCTCGTTTAGAAGCACAAACCAAAGAGTATGGAGTGTTCTTTATGTTTACTGAACATACATTAGGCCATATTACTACACCAGAAAATTTAACTATGCTAGATAAAATTGCAGTTAAAGGACAAACAGCACCAGTAACAATTTATACTATTTTAAATGATCACAAATATGCAAGAGTAGTAAACAGAATGGTTGATAGTTATCAAAACAGGGCATGGGCAGAGTGCTCACATCAAATAGAGATAATTAAAGATCATAACTGGAACGATACTTTAGCAGACCTTTATGCAGAAAGAATTAAACAACCAATGCCACAAGGAGATTGGGACGGTGTAGAAAGGAAAACATCAAAATGATTAATATAGATTCTATAAACAAAAGCAATGTGATTACAGAACCATTTGAATATATGTGTATAGATTTTGTTGATGCAGATTTTGTAAAATCATCATATAAAGAATTTAAAGAAAATTTTACTATACATGAACAATTTGATGAATTTAATATTTTACATCCACACCCTGTCCAGGAACATTTAGAAGTCTACAAACAACAGATTGTTGATAAAGTAAACGAAGTTTGGGATTTAGATATAGTTACTTGCACAATGTCAACATCTATGTTTGATAAAAACTCTAAACTTGATACACATAATGATTATAATTATGATGGTAATTTTTCTATACCTGCAAGAGGTATAATTTATTTAAATGATGAAAAAGTCTTTGGAACAAATATACACAAAGAGGAAAGAGCACCCGGAAAAGAAATAGGTGGTTCTCCAGGACAATTATTTTTATTTAAAGTATCTGCAAATAGTTATCATAGTGCAGGATTAGATATCAAATCTGATTTTAGAATCACATGCAACTGGCTTCTTAATAGAGAAGGTTCTCCTCACCAATAATTAATCTTCGTAAAATTCTTTATCCCAATCTCTAGTCGATCGGAAAAATAGATAGTATGCTCTAAAATCTTTTACTTGCTGTTTTGCATGAAATAGTTCTAACGGAACATCAGAACTGTTTTCTGTTAACGGAATAAAATAACGTTTTATAATTCTTTCAAGTTTTTTAACATCAGTATGTAAAGCATCTAATAAGATATTATTAAATTCTCTGTCTGTTATAAGATCTTTCAGCCAATAGTGATGCGGGTCATCAGAGTTATATCCCCTGGTGACTTCACGTGTCTGATAATACAAAGCACGAACTGGATTCATTCCCGGTCGATATAAGTTCATTACATCTTTAAACCAAAAACTATCATGTTCGGTATTTAGGTTTTTCATTACCGATGTGTAATCTCTTCTTAAAGCAGTTCTTAAGTTTTCGATATTACCTTCTAAATGCCCATAGTATTCTTTATGCAACCTAGTTGCAATTTTTTGATATTTGGGTGCTAGTTTGTCGAAGTATAACTCTTTAATTTCACTTATACTGTATGTGCCCTCTAGCAGAGAATGAGGTATTGTTTTCGTTCTCTGATACCGGTCAAGTTCGCTCTGTATTCGCAAGACATTAAAATCTATGATTTCGCCGTTGCCCATATTACTATTTATGATGTATGGATGGAAAGTATAGTATGTAGTTTGTCTGTGCCGCCATTCTTAGTAAGTGTCACTTTGGCACCATTGTGTAACGGCTGAGGCCATGTGCCTATATCTACCCAGGCATACCCGGCACTTTCTCCATTTAATTTTGGTGGCATGAATTCTTTTTCTACTACATATACAAAACTGTAGTAGTAAAACTGTTTGTCTTTGCTTTGAAATACATCTATTGGATTAAGTTTTTGTAGTTCTGGAACGAACCCAATTTCTTCTTCTAGTTCTCTTTGAATACATTCATATGGAGTTTCAGAGCCTTCTAGTATTCCTCCCCAAAAGCCCCATGTGTGTTTAAATCGTTTGTCTGAATTTCTTAACTGTAGAAAACATCTACCGGTATCTTTAGCAAGAAAAACGACGCCTGCCGCTGTAGTTTCCATTTATAATGAAAGTCTCCAATATCCTGGATTATATATTCCTTCATAACTACTTATCCAAGAACTCTCATGCCATCTATATTGTTTGGATGTATTACTATTAGTTACATAGCGATTATCTGTAATTGTAGATGCATCGAATACTACAGACCATTTAGTGCCATCGTATTGTATAATGTCATTTGACTCTGCGTCAACGGCCCAGTTAGGGTGTCCTGTTGCAGATATGTCCTCTGTAATTAGATATCTTTGATCTGTAACAGCCGCGGCCAATGTGCCATCTCCTGGATAGTTTGCTCTAGCATCTATAATTTTATCTACAGCAGTTAGTGTATTTGAAGGTAACGTATCAGTATCTAATGTAAATACCAGTGTTGTATCGTTGCCAGGCAATGCCGCAATTTTACCAGTTACCATATTTGTATCTGAATCAGTATCATTTGATATGTTTAATTTTAATTTACTTGTGGACGAAAGTTCGCCTTGCATTTCTATAATGTCTGCCCATTTCTTTGTAATACCTGCATTGTCTAATAGTATTGCCGTTGCACCAGTAATTTGCACATAATAATTATTAGGTGTAACAACTACTTCGGCCGTATCAGCAATATCTTTAAAGAAGTCATGATATCCTTCGTTAAATCCTAAGTTTTCAATACTACTTGTTTCATGTATATCTGCAACTATTTGTTGTATAATACTTTGACGTTTTACTTTTGCAGGAGGACTTAACCAAATAGGAACTGCAAAATTTAATGTTGCAATATCTAATTGTTCATCAACACCTGCAGGTATGGCTCTACTTGTCCAATTAATATCTATTAATTCTAATTCGTATATGTTAGTCCAATCCAATGGATTATCATTTTGTGATAACTGCAAAGATGGATTAAACAGAATAAGTAACTGTTCCATAATCTGCATTTTTGTATCAGTGTTAGTTGTCCATATATCAACGTTAATAGTTAAATTATATGGAACAGGCATAAACTTTTGTGTTGAATATAAATTACCTTGAACAGTATCATAAGAATTTGTTGCTGATTTATATTCACGTTCTGCAACTTGCTCGGTAACCATAAGGAATGGATCTAGTGTTCTATCTCTTGCAATCTGTAAACTTCCTATTGTTACAGTTATAAAAGGGGCACTATTAATAACGTTTTCTGAATTGTTACGCAATATGCTGGCAACCATTCTATTCATGTCACCATATCTACATGGAACACGATTATAATGTTTACCTTTTTCTGTGTTTTCTTCTACTTTAAAATTTGAGAATACTCTGATAAGTTGAATTAAGTATCTTTTCAACTGTTCATCATACCACCAATCTAAATTCTTGCCAGCCATTAGTTATCCGTCTTAGGCTTTACAGCCTTGCTTAAATTTGTTTTCTCTGGCACAACTTCACCATCTGTATATGTTACAAATGTATCGTTGTTTATAAATGTTTCTAATAAACTATTAGCCGCCGCCCAATTACCTGTGTAATCAGAACCAACATTTAGCCAACGTGTGCCATCTTTCTTAAATAGTCTATTGGGTGAAAAATCTGTTCTTAAGAAATAGTCACCATCACTGGTGCCACTTGTTGGAAATGATATACCACTTCCTACAACACTAACACCATTTGGAACTGAACCTGCATTAAATCCTATACCAGGTTTACCTGTTGAATCTTCAACGTATAAATGATCGGAATCAAGTTTAAAGTTATTAGGTATATCAAGTTCTGCTTGTTCTAATATTTTATCATTAATAATAATTTCATCTTTATACTTACTAATGAGATTTCTAAGGTCAGTTTCTTCTTCACCAGTGCCAAGTATATCTCTGTATTCTTGACTGTCTGTAATAGGACCAACTTTAACTCTCCATAAATGAGGCCACCAACGAGGATCATATCCTTCTGCGGGCCTACTTGCATCTGTAACAACAAAGTATCTGTTTATAGCATCATCACTACCTAAGAGTAAATCATCTCTAAGATGTGGAATTTCTAAAACATCGCCTGGCATTAATCTTCTGCCTAATGCTTCTACCATGCTTTCTATATGAAAGTTAAAAAATAATGTATCGTTTGCCAAGAACATACCAAATTGTGTTAAATCAAAGGAATCATTATCCCCTAAATTATACTGTGCTCTTAATTCAAATATATCTTTGCTATATTTTCTATCTCTGTTTTCTAAAAATAATAAATCTTGTATAAAAACTTCTGAATTATTGCTACCTGAACCACCTGGTCTTGTGGGATCTCCTGTTGCAGGAGTGTCCTGTATTCCTAAATATTTGTGTATATGAACACCTGTTCCACCTGCATGAAGGTGCTCTCCGACAATTCTATCAATGAATTCGAAGTCTTTGGTTTTTATTGGATTCCATAAACTTAATCTTGGCATACTACTATTTATCGGTTATGCCTCTTTAAGATGAGACAGTTCCATTTTCATGCCACAACAGTCAACGCAAGTAATACATTGTTTTGTTTTACCTTCTAAAGTCAATGAACCTTCAAAGTTACCGTTAATACCTGCGGGTAGTGTGCTTTTATAGTAAGTTGATGCTAATATTTTATAAATGTTATTAGTGTCTGATAGTATAATATCAGTATCTCCTAGCATATCTTTTAATTGTGTTTCACCGTAATTAAGTCTTGATCCTATAAAACAACAAGGATAAACACTACCATCACAGTCTAAAAATATTTCATAATGCTGATTTTCTGGTTGACTTGCAATACAATCTATGTCAATTGTTTTACCTGGAAACAGTTGATTATTATTGAAGTCATAAAATTGCTGGTTATCTAATACCTGCGTAGGAGCAACATCTGGATATTCTGGGTCTATATACTGATCTGTAGTATGCGGTTTTATTGTATATAACAATGAATACATGCCCATACTGTTAGGATTTCTATCATATACTGGTATTGTTTTAAGCATACCGTTAGGTAATTTAGCAAAGCCATATGGTTCTTTTAAGTTTACTGTAACACCAAATCGTTTACCAAGTGCTTCTATTTCTTCCCATTGATGTTCATTATGTGCAAATTTTAATGTATCAAATTGACCAAGACTGTGGCCACCGTTATTAAAATATGCTTTCATATTACGATAAAGATTAGACCATTTTACATTCT